CCCGTTCAACGGAATTAAAGGTGAAATGGAATCTAAACAAGTCATCGTGCCTGTTCCTTGCGTAGAAATGTATGGCGAGACCTGTCCGGTTTTAACTGAGGTAAGGACTTGGTTCAAAGACAAAGCACTAGAAGAAATGGGTCGTAAGTATTGGAAGAAGCGTAGTTATATTTTCCAAGGCTTTGTTCGTGAGAACCCGATCGGCGACGACAAGGCTCCGGCAAATCCAATCCGTAGATTTATTATCGGACCACAAATCTTTACCTTGATCAAAGGTGCATTGATGGATCCAGAGCTGGAAGAATTGCCAACAGACTTGATGCGTGGTCTAGACTTCCGTATCAGTAAGACATCCAAAGGTGGCTTTGCTGACTACAGTAGTTCCAAGTGGGCTCGTAAAGAAACAGCACTCACAGAAGCCGAACAAGCGGCCATTGCCGAACACGGTCTGTTTGATTTGAGTACATTCTTGCCTAAGAAACCAGGCGAAGTTGAGCTTAAGGTCATAAAAGAAATGTTTGAAGCTAGTGTTGATGGTCAAAGCTATGACACAGAACGTTGGGGTCAATATTTCCGCCCAGCAGGTGTTACGGCTCCAGCAGGCGGATCTACTACGGCACCAGCAATAGCTGATGTTGATGAAGATGTTCCTGCGGCTAAACCAGTGCCAGCAGCTTCGAGTTTTGATGATGAAGAACCAGCTGTTGCGTCAGCACCAGTTGAAGCCAAACCATCTTCAGACAAGGCTCAAGACATTTTAGCAATGATTCGTGCTCGTCAGAAAGCGTAATAACCAAGGGGAGGAAACTCCCCTTGTTAATTAAATATGAAATTTTCCATTGTATTCAACAAATCTGGAGATTTTTTGGAATTTGTTGCGTTAAGTCAAGATACCTATGCAGTATTAGAGTATTATGTTGACCAACTTAACAAAAACAATACCAATTGTTTCTGGACACGTAATGATTCAAATTATTTCAACGACAGAATTGAGTATCTTTGCACAAATCTAAAAAATGTAAACAAAATTCTTGGAGCAACTACAGGAGAATTGTTTGAAATTTTTAATGACAAAAAAAATTATTTAAATCAACAGGTGCTAAACAAGTATCATGCCGATTGGGTTCAGTCTCAAAGCACACCCTATAATATTGATGAATATCGAAATAGTCAGAATTTGGCAATCTCAACAACAGCAAATATATTACATGATATGTTTCCAGATGATGAACGCACACCTTTATTTGGTAATATTTTATCAAAGTTGGAGCAGTCTGAAATTTATAGCAGACTCAATATTGCGGTACATAATCTAGAACAGGCATTTGATTGTATTTGCTATTCAGTAAATGAATGGATTGAGTTTTCAAATCCATTTTCAAAATCATTAATTACAAATGACAGTAGTAATTTTAGAATTTCGTTTAATCATCTAGGAAGATCATTGTACAACAAATATCAAACTTTTGATACAGAATTAAAGTTTAATGATGAAAATACATTTAATGAATTGCTAGGATATGTTGACCTGAATCTTACCAGGCCACAAACTAATCCTTACTCACCTGAGTATCTTGGTTGGTGTAAACAACATAATCGTGAGCCCAGTGGTCGTCAGTTGAATATTGGCAATATTATTAATTTTGAAGATCGATTAACAGATTATAGATTACTTGTGTATAAAAATATTTGTAGTAACAGTAGTTTTAGTATAAATTTAAACAAAGGATGAACCATGGCAAAACCATTTGATATAAGCAAGTTCCGCAAGGACATTACCAAGAGCATTGAAGGACTAAGCATTGGATTTAACGATCCAACAGATTGGATTTCAACAGGCAACTTTGCCTTGAATTATCTCATCTCAGGAGACTTCAATCGAGGCATTCCCTTAGGCAAGATTACCGTGTTTGCCGGCGAGTCAGGTGCAGGTAAATCCTACATTTGTTCTGGTAACATTGTTAAGAACGCACAAGAGCAAGGCATATTTGTTATTCTAGTTGATACAGAAAATGCACTTGACGAAACATGGTTACACGCACTTGGAGTAGATACCAGTGCAGACAAGTTACTTAAACTTAACATGAGTATGATTGATGATGTGGCCAAGGCTATTTCAACATTTATGATTGACTACAAAGCCCTGCCAGATGGCGAGCGTATGAAGGTGTTGTGGGTTATTGACTCCTTAGGTATGTTACTTACGCCTACAGACGTTAACCAGTTTGAAGCAGGCGATATGAAAGGTGATATGGGTCGCAAACCTAAAGCACTCACAAGTCTTGTCCGCAATTCAGTTAACATGTTTGGCGGTTTTAATGTGGGCATGGTCTGTACCAATCATACCTACGCTAGTCAAGACATGTTTGACCCAGACGATAAAATCTCAGGTGGGCAAGGCTTTATCTATGCGTCAAGTATTGTGGTTGCCATGAAGAAAATGAAGCTGAAAGAAGATGAAGATGGCAACAAGATTAGTGAAGTAATGGGCATCCGTGCCGGTTGTAAAGTAATGAAAACACGTTACGCCAAACCCTTTGAAGGTATGCAGGTTAAGATTCCATACGAAACAGGCATGAATCCCTACAGTGGATTGACTGACTTGGCAGAGAAAAAAGGCATTCTTAAGAAAGATGGTAATAGATTGATGTTTGTTACCAGCGATGGTGAAATTATCAAACAGTTCCGTAAGGCCTGGGAGTCAAACGAGGATGGCTGTTTAGACAAAGTTATGCTAGATTTTGCAAATCAACGCGAAACGGTAAGTACTGAAGAAACAGTGACGGAGGAATAATAATGTCAGTAGAATTAGCAAATGAAATTTGGTCTGAGCTTAAACGATACGTTAATACGGTGGATCGTGCCGAAGCAGCCGAAACAGTGGTTAGCGTATTAATTGACAATGATGTTAGCGCAGATGATATTAAAACAACTTTTAAAACAGACAGCGAAATTAAACGAGCATTGGCTAGTTATCTTAAAGATCATGAAGAAGAAGACGACGACGATGAAGATGACGACGACGATGAAGAGGACGACAACTATTAATGTCGGATAAGTTTTTTCCAATTAAAACGGAAACAGCATGCCAACTTAAATGGAATTGGAGCACCATACGTTTATATAATGGTGTTACTAGTTCTTGTCATCGTGCTAGTTTAAGTAATATTACTGCTGATAATTTTGATTCATTTCATAATACTACAGAAAAAATAAATGCTCGCAAATTGATGTTAGACGGCAAATGGCCCGCTAGAGGATGTGAATACTGTCAAAAAATTGAATCGTCAGGTGGTTCAAGCGATCGAATGTTTCATACCGCTATTCCAAATATGGCACCTCCTGAATTAGATGATAATCCATTGGCCACAGAAGTAACACCGACTATTCTTGAAATTTATTTTGATAATGTTTGTAATATGAGCTGTATATATTGCTGGGATGGATTCAGTAGTAAAATACAACAAGAAAATATTAAATTTGGTCGATTTGAAAAAAACGGAATTGTAATTGATAACTATGCTAAAAAAGTTGATAATATTGATACATTAACTGAGCGTATGTGGCAGTGGATGAAAATACATGGTCAGTCATTGAAGAGATTTCATGTGCTCGGGGGAGAACCGTTTTATCAACAGCAATTTAATCATTGTTTAGAATTATTTGATGAAAATCCTTTTCCTAATCTTGAATTCAACGTTGTAAGTAATTTAATGATTTCTACCGAACGATTTACAAATATTATCGATCGTATAAAAAAATTAGTTGTTGAAAAAAAATTAAAACGATTTGACCTTACTGTTAGTATTGATTGTTTTGGTAAAGAGCAAGAATATGTGCGTTACGGGTTAGATTTGGAACAATGGCGCAAAAATTTTGAGTATGTAATAACACAGGGGTGGATAACATTAAATATTAATCAAACTTTATCTGGACTTACTATTAAAACAATACCAGCTTTATTAAAATACATTAATAATTTTAGAGTTAATAGAGAAATAGGACATTATTTTTCTACAACAGTTATGACGCACGAATGCTTACACCCAGAAATATTTGGCTCAAATTTTTTCAACAATGATTTTATAGAAATATTTAATAATATGCCCAACAATACATGGCAACAAAAAGAAGCTAGAAAATATATGCAAGGAATACACTTAGAATTAAACTCTGCACCCCGAGACCAACAAAAAATTAATCAGCTGGGTATATTTTTAAATGAAATAGATCGTCGTAGAGATCTTAATTGGAAAGAAACATTTCCTTGGTTAGTAAAGGAACTAGAAAATGTGGTATAGTAAAGTTGTTGCTGATCTAAGTAACATTCCTGATTTTATTTCTCATTATGAACAAGAACTTGAAGATGCTAAACGCGACTGTAGGGTTGGTGGGCTAATTGAAAAAAATATTACAGCATTACCGGGAATGACTGAGCATAGATTTAATCAACTACAAGAAATTGAAGCAGTATTAAATCATCTTAATATACAATTAAGAAAAATTCGCCGCCGCCACTTTCAAAAATATTTAGAAGGATATGCTCGTGCATTGACCAGTAGAGATGCAGAAAAATATGTAGACGGTGAAGACGAAGTTATCGAGTTTGAAACATTGATTAATGAAGTTGCACTATTGCGCAATCGATTTTTAGGTATCCTTAAGGGTATGGAAAGTAAAAACTTTATGCTTGGGCATATTGTTAGACTTAGGGCAGCTGGTATGGAGGATGTACAGGTATGACATTTGCACACTCGGAAGATAGTCATTTGCACAGTTTACAGGTGCTAGATCAATTATACAAATACGATGATTTTATGCTTAGTATTAAAACTGTGCTGGATCTTGGGTGCGGGTCGGGTGAGGATCTAGCGTGGTGGGCCACAAGAACTACTAAAGATGAAACCCCCCAACCGTTAAACATACAGTGCATCGGTGTAGACCTAGAACCTAAATTAAAATTAACTAGAAAATACAATAATGTATTTTATCAATCTGGTGATTTTGAAAGTACTATAGCCCCAACCCCGCAAGGGTTTGATGTGTTATGGTGTCATGATAGTTTTCAGTACGCACACGCACCTGTAAAGACATTGAGTAATTGGTGGCATTT